ACTATCAATGTATTAGCGGCAAGGCCGGGAACGGGCAAGACTACAATGTCAATCAACATCGCCAAGTATATTTCAAAGAAATATGGCCCGGTTTATTTTGGTTCCCTGGAAATGTCACGTAAGCCACAGCTTCAAGGAAAATTTTTGGCACAACAAGCTGAATTTGATTCTATGGCTTTTCGGAATACCAATTTATTAAAGTTAGATGATATTAGTTATTTAACAATAAAAGCTGCCGAAGTAGCTGGATATCCTATCATTGTTGATTCCTCAACGGAAATAAAAGCTTCTCAAATGTTGGTAAGGATGCGCAAGTTTAAAAAACGATATGGTATAAAAATCGCTATTATCGATTATTTGCAACTTATTGAGCCAGAAAAGGCCAACATCAACCGGAGATTTGAAATAAATGATACGTTGCGAGTTATCAAAAAAACCACTAGAGAGTTACAAATACCGGTTCTTTTAATCTGCCAAATGAACCGGGAAATTGAAAAAAGAGCAAATAAGAAAAATCCTTCACCAAAGCCTATGTTATCTGATTTAAACGAATCCGGGAATATTGAACAAGATGCGAGCTCGGTTATGTTTTTATACCATGATAACGACGATTCGGAAGATATTATTACGCTAAATGTTGCTAAGAATCGATATGGACCGGCAGATCAAAATATTAAATTCAAATTTGATAAGAAAAAATCAATATTTAAACTTGATGGGTCACCAATGGTTAAGGTAAGTTAACAATTTACGGGGTTGTGAAATTACAATATGATAATGGAGGCCAATAATGAAACAGACATTGCCTAAAAGCAAAATTAAAAATCCCTGGCCTAAAGAAAAACGCTGGGTGGCCCGAAAGGTCATAGAATGGGACCTATTTACGTATGAATCAGTAAAAAAGAATATTGAGAGAGTCATGGAGGAAATAGGAGATATGGCCGCTCCTTCTGCAACCGATATTCGGGAAAATATATATACTCAATCAAAACAAGTACAGTTTAATGGCGGGTTTAATACTTCAATGGTTATCGGTAGACCTGTGCATGGATCCGGAGATCCGACATCAGATAAAGCTGAATCAATAAGAAAATACCGGCAAGTGATGTTAGGCAGCAATATTGAATATAAAGAATCAGTGAGAAGGATAAATGCTATAGAAGAAGTCTTGGGAATTCTGGATAAATCGGCAATACAAGATAATAAATTGAGGGCTCAATTGATTCGTGAATATTATTTTAAACAAGAAAAAACCCTTGGCGCTATTGCAGATGACTTACATATTTGTGAAAGGACTGCGCGACGTTGGAGAAATAAAACTATCTACGAGATAGCAAAACGATTGGGTTTTATAATATAAATATTTGGTGTCCGAAACGTGTCCGTTTTTACTCTAAAAAATGTGATAAAATTTCATTGTGAAATTGTGTATTCAATAGTTCTTCAAAAAAGCTCCAGGCCAATCCCGGGGCTTTTTAATTTTAGCTAAAGGTGAATTGATATGAGTGAAGCGTTTGTAAATTGGGCTAATGATTTTATGCCATGGTTTAAAACAGCCAAGGAAGATATGGCTGAAGGAATCGGTGAAGATTTAGCCCAAATGAAAGATAGGCAAATAAAATACAGCTCATATTTAGCTCGTTTAACTGAACCCTTGGCAACTGTCGAAGGGTTTTATTTATCCGCCCTAGCTGATGAAATGACCAAACTAAAAGAGCAAGGTTTTTCACCCATGCTTATTGGCCGTATAGCTGAAGGCCGAGTAAAAAATGAGGTTATGTTATTACGGCAGGTTAAGCAAACGGTTAATACTTTGGACACACTTTTGATTACAATAGCAAGCCGGCTGAAGCATGAAAAGCCATTGAACCCCTTTTAATAACAATAGATATTTCGTATGTCCAAATGTAAGTAAATCCCCGGAAGTCGAGTGTTGGAGCACTCGACTGTGATGTAATTAGAGAAAGAATGGCGAGTTGATATAAAAAAAGGATAATTAAGAAAATTGTAGAATATTAATCCTAATAGTAAAAACTAGGAGACAATTTATGGATGTCCCTCCGATTAGTAAAAAAACAATATTCGGTCATTTTTTTAAAACAGCCGATTATATAAGCCATATTATTGCCATATTCATATGTTATGTTGCCGTATTGCTTATTGATGAACTGTTGTTTTACCTTGTATGGTTGTTTTTGAAAGATGTTATTAGAGAATATCCCATTGTAAAATATTTATATGACTATTTTAGAATAGGTACAGCAATTCTAATAATTATGTTAGCTTTTACTCATGCAATATTATCGACTATTTCATTGATAAAAACGGATTTAACAAGTTAATAAAGAGGTCAATAATGAGAATTAGTAATTATTTGACAAGAAATTATAGAATTAATTTAAATGATTTTTTAATAGCTTTTATTGTTCCGTTATTAGGGGCTACCATTTTTTCAATGGTTGGTTTACTAATATATTTATCAACCCGTAATCAAAATATAGCCTTAATTTTGGCTCTAGTAAGTTCGGCCATATTGGTTATCTCAATTCATTATATAATGTATAAATATGATTATTCTTTTAAAAAAATGCACCGAGAATCACAATTAAAAAGGGAAAAAGCCGAAATAACAAGCTTGGCAGTACAGAATTATATGTCAACATTTCGATCTATAAGCCAAGAATCGCCGATAAGACTTTTATTGCTAAAAGTAGAAGCTAAAGAAAACAAGACTTCTAAAAAAGAAATAGTATTAATGGCATATGAATTTGCAGAATTAATGAAAATGATGGAATTGAAGTGGGATTTGATAACAAAATTAGAAGAGTTCAATGCTAATGAAGTGATAAAAGCGGCTTATGCGATTGGAGTGTTTGATGATTTTTTTAAATTAATGAAATCGATGGCGTTACCAGAAGAATTATCGAAGTGGGAATTAAAAACGCCCTATATTAATAAAGCTATATCAATGGCTTATTCGATTGCTAGTTTTAGTTCAGTATTTTATGTTAAAGAAATTTCTAAAAGGAACATTCTACGAATAATTTTGTTTTGCGTTATATCATTGCTAATGACTTTTTTAATAATTGGATTAGTTCTTAAGAGAATAGAATTGGTGATTGGTTTAATTCCACTTATTGTTTTAAGTATTATATTAGGAGTAATTCTAGCTAGAATCATTAGAGATGTGAGTTGGCAAGGAATCATTATAAAAGCTTTCAATGAAAAAAATTAAATAACACAAAACTCTAAAACCGTCCCGGCAGTTTTTTGGCAGTGATTTTTGACCATTATAGATTATAATATACATGATCAGAATTATAAGTAAGTCGTCCCGAGAACAGGACGGCTTTTTATTTAAATAAATGATGAATTATCTATTTAAAAATAAATATAAGATGTTAATTGGGGAGTCAATCTTACTAGGCCTAAATAATCAATCGCGTTTGCAACTGGAATATTTTCGAGATTAATAGTTATTGCGCTATATATCGAGTGAACCGGAATACCAATTTGCCCCGGGAATAAATGATTAAAATAATTTGCAAGTATATAAAGCGATGCATTGCGGGCTTTAAGATTTATAAAACTATTTTGAAATAGTGGTCTACGAATTGGATTTTGAAATATTAACGAAGGACATTCGCATGAGCAGTCCGGAGTACCAATTGGGCCACATACACAAGTATTATCGCAACACGCAGATCCGCTTGTCAGGGAAAAGCAACTACAACAAGTTTGATAGTTTATACTCATATTTAGCACCACCAATCATAATAAATTAAATATAATTTATACTATTCTGATATTTAGGTATTAGTGCAATAATAATAGGTTCTTCCATAAAACAGCAGCTTACGGAGGCGAACGACTCCCGAGATTTTTCTAGGTGCAAATTTTTTTTGATCGACTTCCTTCCCGGAGGATTAAAAAATGGCCAAATATGTATCGGCTCGAGAACTAGCTGAAATCCTTGATATTACCGAAAGAAGAGTCAATCAAATTGTAACTGAAAAAGACATATTTCCTAAGAGCTCAACTGGGAAGTTTTTGGTTTCCCAATGCGTATATAACTATTATCTTGATAAGCTCGTTGGGGAAGAAATAGAAAAGGCATTGATACAAGAAAAAACCTTGCATGAAAAAGCAAAACGGGAAAAAGCCGAATTACTATTAGCCAAAATGAAAGGTGAAATGCATGAGGCCGATGATGTTGAGAATGCTTTAACCGACATGGTAGTAACATTCCGAAATAAGGTTTTGGGTATTCCATCAAAGGTCGCTCCGCTATTAGTTGGTCAAAAGAACATTGGCAAGATACGAGAGATTATTGATAAAGAAGTGAGAGAGGCACTGACAGAGTTGTCGGATTATGACGCGGCAATGTTTTCTGGCGACGGAATTGAGGTCGAAGAAGATGAACCGGAAAACAATCAAGTTATTCAATCGGATAGCTAAAAATATCAGCCCACCCCCAGCCCTAACGGTTAGCGAGTGGGCTGATTTATATCGTAAATTATCATCGGAAACTTCGGCAGAACCCGGCCAATGGCATACTGATCGCGCTCCTTATCAACGTGAAATGATGGATGCGGTAAACGATCCGGAAATTGAGGAGGTTGTTTTCAAAACCTCTTCGCAGGTTGGTAAATCCGAAATCGTTAATAATATCGCCGGTTATTTTATTGACAACGATCCTTGTCCGATGTTGATGATCCAACCGACAATTGAAATGGCGGAGGATTATTCCAAGCGGCGACTTGCGCCGATGTTCAAGGATACAGAGGTATTAACCAAAAAAGTAGCCGACAGCAAGACGCGGGACACAAATAATACCATCTTGATGAAACAATTTCCCGGTGGCTCTCTGGCCCTGGCCGGAGCGAATAGTCCTGCCGGCTTGGCAAGCAGAAATATCCGGATCATATTAGCAGATGAGATTGATCGTTTTCCTCCGTCTGCCGGTACCGAAGGCGACCCGCTTTTGATTGTTGAAAAAAGGACGATTACCTTTTGGAATAAAAAGAAAATCTATACTTCAACCCCGACAATCAAAGGGGCGTCCCGAATTGATACCGAATATGAAAAAGGGACTCAGGAAAGATGGCGTTTAGAATGTCCGCATTGTGGGCATTTTGCTTTTATTAATCTGCATGGGATTAAGTTCGAACACAGCAAAGATGATAAAGGTAATTATAGTGTTTGGGATATCACCTTTCAGTGCCCGGCCTGTTCAGAAAAGTTTGACGAATATACATGGAAAGTTCAATCCGGTAAATGGATTGCCGATAATCCCGAGGCAAAAGGTATTCGCAGTTTCCATTTAAACGCTTTCGTATCGCCCTGGGTTTATTGGAAAGATATTATTCTTGAATGGCTCCAAGTAAAGAACGATCCGGAAAAGCATAAAGTATTTAAAAATACTATGCTTGGTGAGAGTTGGGAAGAAAATATCAGCGACGATGAATATGATTACCTGCTTGAACGCCGTGAAGAGTACCCCGCCGAATTACCGGACGGGGTATTGCTTTTAACTTGTGGAGTTGATACCCAGGATGACCGGTTGGAATATGAAATTGTCGGCTGGGGCCGGGGGGAGCAAGCATGGGGAATCAAATATGGAATCATACTTGGTAAACCCGATCAAGAAAAGGTTTGGAACGATTTAAGCGATGTTCTGGGTGCGGTTTATCATTTTAAATCAGAGATTGGTCTTAAAATCGCCTGTACTTTTGTAGATTCCGGAGGACATTACACCAGTGATGTCTATAAATTCTGTCGTAAAAACGAATATCGAAAAGTTTTTGCGATTCGCGGTATGTCAAGACCTGGTTTACCTCTGCTTTACAGCAGAGGCCACAGCAAAAAAGAAAATTGCTTATATTTTAATCTCGGAGTTGACGGCGGCAAGGCAAGGATCCTTTCCCGGATACAAATAAAACAGCCCGGAGATGGATATTGTCATTTTCCACGGGATGAAAAGCGAGGTTATGACCAAATTTATTTCAAAGGGCTGCTTTCCGAACGTCAAGTCACTGAAAAAAGTGGCGGAAAGTTAAAGCTTGTATGGAAAAAACGGACAACTGATATCCGAAACGAGCCGCTCGATGTGAGAAATTACGCTCAAGCGGCCTTTTATTTGCTGCCTGAAAGCTGGTTAGGTATGTTTGAAAAACAATTAGCAGAGGGCAAAAAGGGCCAGGAAACAATAAATCCAACTCCAAAACAACCCCAAAAACGGCGCGGAGTAATCAAAAAAGGCGTTGATTTTTAATTTTATAAATGGAATTTGGTGATAAAATGACTACTTCTGAGCGGTTAACACGGGCAAGGGCTAGATTAGATGCCTATTATGAAGCAGAATTGGCCGTTTTAAGCGGGCAAATGTATAAAATAGGCACCCGGCAATTACAAAGGGCCGATATTACAGAAATACGAGCGGCAATTAAAGAGCTTGAAATTTTAGTGGCACAACTTGAATCAATGGCAGCCGGCAATGGTCCACGAAGAGCGTATAGAGTTACACCGAGAGATTTGTGAGGTGACAAACTTTGGATATTGAAAACAGAACCAGGATAGCGGAAGCAAAGGCCGCCCAAATGCAAGCGAAGGCAAAGTTAGCAGAGGCTAATGCAAAAATAGAGTTAGCAAAATCCTATCGCCAAACTATACGGACGGTAAAAAATTCGGGGTATTCCGAGAGCGGTGCCAGCTGGATAAAAAAATCAATGCGCGGATGGACCGCCCAGAGCCGGACGCCTCAAGAAGATATTGATTTTAACCTAAACACATTGCGACAAAGGTCTCGCGATCCATTCCAGACGAAAGTCGAAGTGATCGCTGCGGGCCAGATGGTGCTG